TGATTACGTCGTCGTGCTGTTTAATAAGTGTACCTATTTCGGTGGATAGCGTAGTAAGTTTACCGATAGCGTCATTATGCCGTTGTATGTCCTCTTTATCGCGTGTAAAGCGTTCATCAATCATACGGCTATGCTCTCTACAGTAATCTTTGCTTACAGTAGAATTATCCATAATTACGGTCCTTTCTGCTGTAGGTCGTACTTTTCGTACAGTTTACAGCGTAATTTATAGCTGTTACAATGCTTCATAAGTCCGTTGTAACTACCTACAGTAGCGTCTAACTTATCGGCGCTTATTTGCCCGTTTTTCAGCTTCCAGCATTTGTCTTTTATGTTGGATTTCATTTTTAAAGCTGTCGCCTTACGTAGCTTGACGTGCGTAGGCCAGACTACGTACCCTACAAACTCTATACCCATTGAGATAGGACGTATAGCAGTTTTGCCGTTAAGGCGTAACCCTAATTTATGGTTTACAAATTCCTCTACACGGTCTTTAACCTGGTGTAGAAGCTCTTTGCTTTCGCCTAAAATTATAATATCGTCCATATAGCGTATGTAGTAGTGTAGGTGTAGCTCATTCTTAACAAACTGGTCCAGCTCGTTAAGGTAGATGTTAGCGAACATCTGGCTTGTTAAATTGCCGATAGGTAAACCTACCTTACTGTCGTTGACAGGGTAAGCGTCAGCCGCGAAGCCTTCTACAGGTTGTATGTCGCCAGAAGCTATAATCAGTTCTAATAAGTTAATCAGTCTGTCGTCGCTTATTCTACGCTTAATAATTTCTAACAGGATTTCCCTGTTTACGCTGTAGAAAAACTTTGACATATCCAATTTTAAGTAGTAATACTTTTCGGGCTTACGGTCTACAGCCTTTAGCCAGTTGTGTAACTGTGCTACGGCTTTATGTGTACCTTTTTCTTCTCTACAGCCGTAACTATGATAGATAAAGCGTTTTTCAAAGATAGGGTATACTTGCCGATAGATAGCCCATTGTACTACTCTGTCCCGGAAGTCTAAGGCTGTAATAAGCCTACGCTTCGGGTCAGTTATTATAAACTGTGTATAGTTCGTTATCCGATACGTATTATTTAGTAGCTCGTTTTGTATCTCTACTAAATTATCTTCCAGCTGATACGTAAACTGTAAGACAGGTCCGCGGTAACGCTTTCCTTCTCTTGCTTCCAGGTACGATAGGTAAAGGTTATCAAATTCGCACACTTTTTCAAACAAATTTTTAGCCTTCTTCATATTGTCCCCTTTCGCGTAAGCGTGACAGGATTTCTACAGCTGTATACTAACTGCCTACTTACTAATTTAATCTTTTTACAGCTTGTCGGCTGTAATGGAAATAAGTCCCTTTAATCTCTGCGCGCTGAGAGTATACCCAGTAGGTATACGGTATCTGGCTACAAGAGTGAAGCGGAGCGGAAGCCAATGTTGTAATTGTAGTTCGTACGGTCGTTGTTGAGGTTGTAGTAGAACACACCCGCGTTGTCGTTGTTGTCGTAGTTGCCACCGCGATACGGCCATTGTTTGCGACTTATCCCCATATAGAATACTACTTACGTTGATATTGCGGCTGCTGTTGTGTAGATTTTATCCAGCCACCCAGCATACGCCCTATCTCTACGGCCTGTTTCGACCATACTTCGTATTTCTTATTAGGCAAAAAGCCTAATTCAAACGCCAGACGTAAAAAGGCTTTCAGTTTTGTAAGCTCTACGTCCATTTCCTGTAAGGTCGTCTTTTTGTAGTATTTCTTTTGTGCTTCTATTGCTCGTTCTAAAACTTGGTGCATACAATGCTTAATATCAGCTACAAGCGCAAACTTTTCACTTTTCGGGAATTGTGCAAGCGCACCGTAGCCGTATTTAGTCATATCGTATATTTTCTGCAATATTTTTAAATCTTCCATAAAGTTTTTACCTCGTTAAAGTCGCCTATCGGCGACTAAATCAGTTAATCAGTAAGCAGATTTCCGGGTACGTAAGCGGAGCGGAAGCCAATGTTGCAATCGTAGAGCGTACGGCCGAAGTTGAGGTTGCAGTAGAACACACCCGCGTCGCCGTCGTCGTCGCAGTAGCCACCGCGGTACGGCACTCTTTCGCCGCTTGTGCTTGCGTAGAAGTAATCTTCCTTGTAGGTGTCGGCGGCGTCGTTAGGATATAAGGCTAAAGCCTTCAAGTAGTCCGGGATAGTAATACCGCTTGCTACACTCATACCCTTAAACGTACCGCTTGTTTTAATGCCTGTGCTGCTGTTGAATTTAAGCGTACCTTCTGTACCGGGTGCTACCATAGCCCCAGCCTGGCTAATCGCCTTCCACAAAGCGCTATCAGCGCTTTGGTCTACAGCTTTTGCGGCGTCGTTGTCGGGTATTACTTGAATTTCCCCGGCGTTAAGTCTTAAACCGCCGACCCACTCACATATATTACCGTTTAAGTCAGCGATACCGCTAAAGTCGTTATTATGATACCAGTTTTTAGGACCACTACCTGTAAAAGTGTACGGTACGTTATCGCCGTACATTTCGTCGTAGGTAGGTGCTGGCGCGCCTTTATCGTTTGTATTATAGTAGTCGCCGTAACTACCATTATTGTTACCATAAGGCGTACAGTCGTGTTTCTTGCACCATAACGCAATAGCCGCCCACTCTGCGTTAGTCATTAAGTGCCAGCCTTCGCCCTTGTTTTCACAGTAAGCGCGTGCCTGGTCGATTGTCATATTTACAGCTGGGACCTGGTAAGGCAAGCTGTAAGCTCTGTCGTTTTTAACGATATTCTGGTATTTTGATACGTAAATATAAGGGATTTCCTTACCGTTTACGATAAAGGCGGGAAGTGCCTTAGTGCTTGTGCCTATGCCGACGTCGGCGTAAGTCAGTTTAGGGATTTTCACCATAACAGACGGGTCGCCCTGGTCGTCTACGATAAGCTCATTGTTAGCGGGAAGGCTTAGGCTCATTTCCTCTAAGCTCTTATCCCTTGTAGACAAATAAATATTCTTACTCATTCTTATTCACACCTTTCTAAGCGGTTAATTTCGTCGCGTATTTCCTGTCTTTCAGCGGTTACAGTTTCTACGTCGTAAGGCATTGTAGCACCTGTAAGCTGGGCTTCGCTGCACTTAATTACTTTGTAATCTGTGTCCGCTAATTTCTGCTTCAGCATTTTTATAGCTTCAAAGTTAGGGTACGGTTTCCACACCAAAGTAATAGTACCGTCCTTTTCTTCGTAAGCTCTACTGTAGTTGTGCGGTATAATGCCGTCCGGGGTTACGGGTTTTTCCGTTTCCTCATAAGGCAAGTAGCCGCCTTCTGTGATTTCTTCCGCGGTAGCGTTTACAGGTGCAAACTGTACGCGGTGTCCGTCCTCTGTCAATCTTGCATAGCGATTAGTCATACTGGGTCACTCCTTTTTAAATTTTTGTTAAAATCGGCTGGTTATTTATAATATCCAGCTTGTATACATCACCCGTAACCGGGTCTGTAACATTGTTTGTAAGGTTACGTACATATACCGTACCGTCTGGCGTACACGCTAAAATATAATCACCTGTACCGTCAGCGGTAATTACTACGACGTCGTTTACAACATCTGCAAACGTTACAGGGTAGATAGGTTTACCGTCAACGTAGATAGTAGGTACGTCCTCTAAAGCCTGTAAGCGTTCGTCCTGTTCGCTGTTCTTTTCGCCGACTTCCGCAAAACTGTTATCGGTGTCAGCTGTCAGCTTTTGTAATGCGGCCGCCGTTTCAGCTGTTGTAGTTTTCAGCGTTTCTATGTCTGTAGCGTTTTTCTTACCCTTGTTACCGGGATAGGCTGTACTTGACGTTTCGCCTAACGCCACGCTGGGGGAAATTTCTACGTAAGCCGTACCACTCCAGCGATAGGTAAGCCGTGTAGCAGTATCTACGTAAATTTTGCCGCTTTCGCCAGGCTTCGGGAAAGTAGCTAACGTGCCTTCTACTGTGTCGTCCACGTAAGAAGGTAACTGCGACGACGGTACGTAACCGTTTTCGTCAAGTTCTGCGACGCCCCCGGCTGTGCCTTTTTGCGATAACGGTATTTTAGTGTCGTCCGTTATCGTGATATTAGCGCTACCGTCAAAGGGTACACCGTTTATAGTTCTTGCCGTAGCAAGCGTTACAGCCGTGGCTACGTGTTTGTTAGCGTCGGCGGTGTTGTCTACATTACCTAAGCCTACCTGTGCTTTTGTAACTTTGTGGCTGTTGCTGGTGTCGTTGACGTGTGCTAACAGGTCCGCTAAAGGTGCTTTTAGGTTAAGTGCAGCTATCATAGCGTTACTTAGTGGCTTATCCAGGTCAGCCGTATTATCTACGTTGCCTAAATTTAGCTGTACAGCCGTTACGCCGTGCGGGTTACTCTTATCCTTAGTATGGGCTTCAAAGTCGCTACGGTGCGTTTTTACGACCGTATTTACGGCTTCTATGAGTTTACTAAGTACAGTACCTTGTTTAGCGCTTAAAGCGGCTTCGCTGTCCTCAGTAACAAGATTATCGGCTACAGCTGTTACAACCTTAGTAAGTAACGCTGTCCCGTCCTCTGTTACACTTATCAGCCAGTCGCCTTTACCGTCGTCCCTTAGTACGAAGTTTCCGTTTTCGTCCACATCAACGAAGCGACTACCGTAAAGCGGTTTTCCGTCAGCGAATAACACAGGCGCACGCCCTGTAGTTATCTTGGAAAAGTCCAACGCTGGTATATCGTCCGGGGTAAGCTGTTCGCCGCCTGTGACAAGTCCCTTAGCGTCGTATGTAACCTTAGTAGCTTTTCCCGGCTGTATGTCCGCATTTTTAATAACGCGCTTACCTACAGCTTCGTCTATAAGGTCGCTGTTTGCGTTCCAGACGTCTACGCTGTAGTTTTCGCTGGCGTCTGGCTTAATCAATTTTAAAATTTTCGTAAGTAATGCCATATATTAAGTCACCCCCTCTACAGGTATACCGTTTTCCAGTTCGTCGTGTGTAAACTCAGCTAATTTAGCGTGCGTGTATGCGCCTAACTGTTCATACGAAAAAATAACCTTGTAAACGGTCCCTAAATGTGCGTGTATGATTTTTTCTATAGCTTCTTGCAGCTGTGGTAACAGGGAAGGTAAGCCGTCTGTAAAAGTAATTGTAATTGTGCTGGTCTGTACGTTAATGTCAACGTTACAATGTTTACCGTACGCCTGTACGTATGTGTGTATCATTGTAGCGCTAAAGTTTTCGTTTTTAGCCAGTTTTGCAAGTACGGCCGGTCTACGTCCTTCGTAGTCCGTATTATTTTTCATAGGCAAGCCTACAGCTTCTTCCCAGTAAATAAGCCCCCAGGTCGCCGTAATCGGTGACAGCTGAAGGGCTAAGTCCTTGTTATTGCTTTCGATACGGTCATACTCTAACGCCTGGGCGTTTTGGATAGCCGTAAATATTTCGCTTTCCTGGTAGTAGTTAGCAGACGCGCCGACCATACCTTCAGTACGTGTACTTATATCAGCCATTTAGCGTCACCGTCCCTAACGTAGGAATATCGAAAAACTGTAAAGCAATATCCGTAGTACCACCGTTAATAGTAAGGTCGTGGAAGTTATCTACACCGCTAACGCTACCCAGCAAGGAAGCTACTTTATTGTAGCCTATAGGGTAAAGCTCTTTAGTGACAGGGTCAACCTCAAATACACGCGACTGTATGTACTCAGTAACAGCTGCTACAAACTCGTCGTATACGGCGTCTGTATCGGTGTTAGGTGCATAGTCAATAGTAGCGGTAATATTGATAGGTAACAGCTCCCCGGTGCTTACATCTACCCACGCCCCGGCGGGTGCTTTTCCATAACCTAAGCCCTGGAAGCCTACAGGGTCTAAAAACGTCTGTAAAGCGGCTACCTCGTCGTCGGATAGCTTACTATAGTCGCCGCCTATAGCCACTACCTGTACTGTACCGTTTCCGTTATACCTGGGGTTTACAATAACTTTCTGTATTACTATTTTTGTTTCAGCTGGAAAGTCATTAAGTACCCAGCGTTTGTAGTCGTCCATATTGCCGCCTGTGTCTGGGTTTTCTATGTCCTCAAGGTATCGCGTCCAGTATTCGTCTGCGCTTTCCCTTTCAGCTCCAGCTACGTTAATACCTAAGTCAACGATACTACGTATACCCGGTATAGGTGGCTGTAGTACAAATTCCGACCCTTCGGCTATATTGCCTACGACGCCTTCCTTATGACAGATAATATACACGTCCCTTGTAGTCGCATTGTCTGTAAAATTAGTTTCGGTCCTTACAGCGTATTGTATAGGGTTTCCGTCGCCGTCAAGGACTACGGACGTACAAGTATAACCTTGTGGAATTTTTACCCCACTATCAGCCGTTATAGACAAAACACGTATAGTATGTGTCGCTGGTGTACGTGTAAGTCCGCGTAGCTCTAAGTGGTCGTCTAAAACGTCGTCGTCGCAATACTGGGGAAACGCATTACGTAGTATGTTGTCCTGTTGCTCTTCCAGCTGTATAATTTCGGCTGGGTTAGTTTTCATAGCGTCGTAAATGAAGTCGCCAGGCTCTTTATGCCAGGTATCGGGAATATTGCCGACCATACGCTTAGTAATAGTGTCTGCACTTTCTACAAAGCGTGGCGTAAATGTCGGTCTTTTAGCCATATATTTTTACCCCCTTTACTTCAACTTGTTTATTATGATAGGTTGTAATAACAACGTCCGTAAAATAGCACATATCGCCGTTTTTGTCACGGTCTGTATATACGTTTACAGATACAACCTGTTTAATACGGGGGTCGTACTTTAGGGCTTCCTCTGTTTCGCGTTCGATTTCCGATACGCGTACAGCTTCTGGCAAGTCTTTACGTACGGCTACGTCGTGTACACGGCTACCGTAAATATGGTTTTTTGTAAAATCTTCAAAAT